GTGGGGGCCTGGGTCTGGGGGGTTTGGTCCATTTTGTGCCGTCCTTGCATTCAGTGGAAAGAGGTCTCGATCAGTCCGAAATATACAACGGAAAAGGGGCCCAGGTTGCCCCGAGCCCCTCGTGGTGATTGTCAACACCCGCAGGACGGCACGGGGTCAGACAATCTCCTCCGCGGAAAGGCCTTCGAAACGGACGGGGATTTCCCCCTCCGAGGTGGTGATGTCCATGTCCGCGGCGAAGCATGCGCCGCGCAGGGAAATCACTTTGCCGTTGGCCAGCTCTAGCGTGACGGTGGCGTCTGTGACACGGGCCAGGGCCTTGGTGTCCAGGTCGTCGCCGTCTGTAATGGTGCCCTCGATGTAGGGGACAACCGTTTCCGACTTGTAGCCGTGAACACCGTCCACGCCTGCAATCATGGTGTTTTTGTCATTGCCCAGGTTGTAGGTGAATTCGCCCTTTGCCCGGAACTGGGTTCCGTTCACCTTGAAGTGGATTTTTCCCGCGCGTTGGTTGGACATGGTCTGGTCCCGTCCTTACAGGGTGAACTGGATGGAGGTAGCCCCGATCCGGAATTGGTTGATAAGGTTCGGACGGAGGAGGAAGTCCAGACGGTTCACGTCCCCTATGTGGCGCTCGACCACCAAGGCGGCCTTGAACGCCTCGAGCCCTTCGACCCAGCCGCGTTCTTCCCACGACTTGAAGCGGTTGATGGCTTCCGCGCGGCCGGTCTTCGGGGTGATAACCGGCTGGCCCGCCCCGAAGTTGGTTCCGTCGTCCGCCAGTTTGTGGCGGGGGTAGTTGGTGCGCATGTAGGCGGCCCAGTCATACCGGATGGCCTGCAGGGTGAACACCGTTTCCACGTCCTTGTAGGAGTTGTCCACGGACCCGCTGGGGCTGGTCTTGTAGGTCGTCACCACCCGTTGCACGCGCATGGTGCGGTCTTCCGACACCGTGAAGGTGGCAAGGCCCTTCTGCAGAAGGACCTCGTTTTCCGTGTAGGTGTTTTCCTGGGACCGGGTCGGGGCCTTGGCATGGGAAAAAGCCAGGGTCTGGAGGGGGCGGGCGGGATCGATGGCGGCCGACTGGGACGCGATGGCCGACAGTTCCGCGGCCACTTCCCAGGGGGTCGTGGGCACGGACTTGGCGGCCAGTGCCACGGTGAAAGCCGAATTGCGCGCGTCACCGTACGCGGTCAGGGTCGAGTAGCTGGCATTTTTCGCCACGAACTGAACACCGCCGGTCTGGGAGCTGGCTTTCCACCTGGTGGCCAGTTCCGTCTCCAGCACGGCCACGTTGGCCGATGCACTGTAGGGGTGGGCGATGGTCTGGAACCAGTAGCCAGCCAGGAGGCCGGGCAGGTTTTCCGCGGACAGGTCCGGATCCGTGGCACCGCTGGCCATGGCGACGAGGGCCGCGGAGGTTCCGGCGGGCAGGGTTTCGCCCTGGTAGTGGTTCACGCGGATGTCGATTTCGTTTCCGGCCACGCCCTTGTTCTTGGCCGTGAAGGTCACGACCCCAGCCACGTTGGCCGCGGTCACGGCCAGGTCCGCGTTGGCAGTCACGGCTGCGACCACCGCGGCGGCTTGCACCGTGGGGGTGTCACCGGCCAGGATGCCCACGGGGACATGGCGTCCTCCGATCATGAGAGCCAGCGTACCCGCCGCGGATGCGGTTCCAGTAATGGTCAAGGTTCCCGTAGCCACCGCGGATCCGCCCGCGTCTGCCAGAGGCAGGCAGTACAGGGGCTCGAGAGGGTTCGAAGCCAGGAAGGCCTCCACCATGTTGGCAAGCTGGGAGCCCGCGCCAAACAACGAGCGGGCCGTGGACAGGTCTGGAACCAAGGTCACAACCTTGGGGGCGGTCTTGGTGGCCAATTGTTGGCCGATCAGAAGGGCCTTCCAGGGCATTTCCGCTGGGGCACTTGTGGCCCCCGCGCCCACTTCGACAAAAAAGAACGGTGTGAGGCCCGCGGCGGGGACCTCGGTGTAAGGAATGGTCATGCGGAGGACTCCATGGTTTTGAGGGTTTTCGACGGCTGGACCTGGGGGGTATCCCGGACCAATTCCCCGTCAAGGATCCGCCGGGAAATGTAGGAATCCAGGGCCAGGGGCTCCCCTTCGGGGCGGATGTTCCGCCCGCGTGTGGGGAGGTAGACCTGGAAGAGTTCGCCGGTTTCCGGGTTGATGCCGGGTTTTAGGGTCTGTGGTTCCATGGTCAGGTCCTCACGTTAGTCTGGAAATCGGTGTCGAGGTCGGGGGCCTTGGCCGCGGTGGGGGCTCCCAGCGTGGTACCAGCCCGGAGGAAGTCATCCGGCGGGGTGCCGTTGGGCAGCTCCACCCGCCACTTCACGGAAAAAATGATATTCTGGGAACCCTTCAGGATTTCCCCGTCCGCGGACAAGGTGGGGCGGATCCCGCGAAACGTCACCCACTCCGCGGCACCCGACAGGGGGCCCGCGATTCCGTGGAGCGGTTGGAGGGCGTCGACCACTTCCGCGGTGATCTGGTCCAGACGGTCCTCTAGTGCCGCGTCTGAGGTGCCCCCCTGGGCCACCACCTGGACCACCAAGTCCGTGATGCACAAGTAGGATACCGGGGCAGTATCCTGGTCGTCCGCGTCCGTGTTGGTGGTGTAGACCAGGAGGTGGTCCTGTTCTTCGGGCCAGACGGGGCGGGAGCGGGAGGGGTAGACCTTAGAGGTGACCCCCGTAATATTGGCCGCGATCAAGTCCGCGGTGGCCTGATCCCGGATGGCCTTTATCTGGATCATGCGGACACGTCCAGTAGAACGAGTTCCACGTGCCCCAATTTTTCGGAAGCAACGGACGCCACTTCCATAGTGGCGGCACCGTGCCAAATGTTTGCCGACAACTCCACGCGGTCCCCCTTCCTGGGGGAACCGGCGGGGAGGTCAGACTTTCTCACGAACAACCGCGGCTGGTGGGAGATGGCTTGCACTTCGGCCCCGATGTCTTGCGACAACGCGGGCTCGTCGTACATGCCTGGAATGGAAACCGAGGGCCCGGACGCTTGGACATAGACAACAACCTCCCCGAACTCCTGCGGGTTCAGATGATTGTCAACCATGTCCTGGTCCAGTGCGTCCCGGAAATCCACCTAGCCCGCCAATTCGGCCAGGATGGCCTCCGCGCGGGCCTTTCCGATGCCCTTAATCTTGACCAGTTCCGCCACGGTGGCCGCTTGCACGGACTCCCGTGTCAGATAACCAGCTTCGGCCAGGGCGGCCTCCACCTTGGCGTCGACCGACTGCAGGCCCAGGGCCGTGGCCGGTGCCGCGGGAGGAGCGGGCGGGGCCGGGGGGACTTCCTCGTCCTCCCCCAGTTCCTCACCCTCTCCCGTGGTTTCCGGCTGGTCGGGGGACTGTTCGTCCTCCTGGGTCTGTTCGTCGGTGCCCATGTCCGCGTCCTCGTCGGTCGACGGGGTGGCCTTCTTGGGGCCATCCTTCACGACAACGAATTGGAGCACGGGACCGCGGGCGGCCTCGAGGCTGGACAGGGTTTCCGCGTCGACTTCCAGGGTTTGCCCTGGGAGGTATTGGCGGGACCCGTCCATGATGGAACCCAGTTCCAGCTTGATCTTGGTTGCCGTCCTGCCCATGATCAAACCACCTTAGCCGACACCAGGCCGTTGGGCTGGTGAACAACGGGGAGCGGTGCCGACTGGACCAGCACGAAGCGCGCGCTAGGGTCCTGGGTGGTCCAGGACTTGGCAAACGAACGGGTGGCGAAGTTGCCCGCGTCCAGATCCTGAATCACACCGTAGTGGACGGTGGCGCGGATCTGGCGCGAAATAACCACGGCACGGTCGACGGGGATCATGGGCTTTTCTGTGGCGGAAACCTCGTCATAATACCACTCGTCATAGGACCAGAGCATGAGCCCTTCCAGCTTGCCAAGGAAGGTCACACCTTCCATGGGCTCCTGGGGGGTCAACTGGCCATAGGTCGCGTTCCATACGTTGAGCTGGGACAGGAGGGTAGTATTGGCCATAAGGGCCGCGGCCGCGTCTTCACCCAACACTACGTCCGTGGCGGTCAGTCCCGAGTCCTTGGAAATCAACCGCTTCCAGTCCCGGAGATTCTTGAGAATGGTTGCCGTCGACGCGGTCCAGAGGGCCGCACCGGTCAGGGTGGGAGTGTGGGTTGCATCGTAGTCGAAGGACACCACGGTGTCGATGCCGTCGCCCTTGACGGTCACCTGTCCGAGGGTCAGGGCTTCCGCGGCCATGCACTCCACGCGCCGCTGGATGCTCTCCTCCATTTCGGCCATGTCCTGGCCCAGGAGGGCGGCAGCACGCAGGGCCGGGGTGTTGGAGCCGGGGGTGGTGTAGACCACCTGGCCCGGTGCACGGTTCAGGACGTGGTCCGCTTCCGTCACCTTCTTGGGCTTGAGGTAGGGCGGGGTGAATTCCTTGGTGCGGAACTTCTCCCGGTCGACCACCTTACCCTCGAGCTTGGGGTGGACGATCGGGGCCAGCCGCCGGGAGCCCTTCCAGATGTCGATCTGGAACGACTTGGTGTCGTGCACTTCGGTGTTGAAGAACGTGGAGGAAAGGAACCGGCGGACGGGAAGGGACTCCAGGAGGGCCTCCGTCATTTGCCGCGGGTTGTAGAGGTCAGTAGTTCCAGGCATTGGTTAGTCCTCTTCGCTTAGGCGTTGATGGCGGGTTGGTTGGTCTTGGTGTAGATGCCGATGTCACGCAGGCCAGCCTTGTGGGTGGCGATGGTGTCAGTCCCGCCGAAAATCAAGGCGGTGGCGTTGAACGTGCCAGCCAGGGCGATGGCACAAGGCTTGTCCGCGCTGGTCGCGTCCACGGCTTCCAGAAGGATGCCGTACGGGGTGCGCCGTCCGTCGTCGGTGCCGGCGGTGTTGACCACGGCCAGCTTGCCCGATGCGGTGATCTTTCCCAGAACCGTACCGCATGCGACAGCGCCGGCACCGGACACAACCGTGCCGGCCTCCGTCACTTCCAGCTCGCCGGCCAGGAGGTTGTTGAATGTTTGGGTGCCGATGTCGTTGGACATGTTTCGGTCTCCTGGTTACTTGGTGGGGGTGGGGTTGTAGTTGACGGACTTCGACGCGCGGAACCGGTTAGCCCCCGCGGTCATTGCCGCCTTCAGGCCTGCGGATTCCGCGGCGGAGGGTGCCGCCACCGGGGGGGCGGATGCAGCAACCTGGGCCGCCAACGTGCCCTCGTTGGCCATGGCGGTCTGGGTGGGCATAGCCGCCGCGGCGGCTATGCCCACCCAGACCGCCA